CCCGTATGGTTTGTGCGCCTTGTCGAAGTCTGTCAGATTTATATTACGAGTAACATTCTGCCTCTATAGTTTACACATTGGGGCCGCACATTTGTCTTATGCGGCCCTGTCTATAAACTACTACGCAACCTTGCTATTTTCCAACACTTTTACCTTGCCCAATACACTCAAGGCATCAGCCAATAAAGTCTTATCAAGTGCTGATTTTGTTTCCTCCTGATCTTCATTTGCTGGCTTTAGCATGGCTTTATACTTTGCCACTCTTGCCTGAAATTGTGGTAAATCGCCAATAATTTCGTCCGCATTTTCAACGCTTTTTAGCGCTTTCTCGATTAGGTCAGACAATATCAAAAGATTGTTGACGTTCACTTTCTTGACGGCCGGCTCTTTTTCGTATTCCCAAAACGGAATATTCTTGATTGTCTCAAAATCAAATGGCCGGCGCTTGTCCTTGTTTTTGGGCAGAACAAAGCCTTTTTTCTTACTGTTAAAATTTAACGGTGTTACGGCGCAGATATATGAAACAATCGTGGCCGTTTTGGCCGAGTTGGGCAATGCCGCAAAAAGATGCCCAAAACATGTATGATCACCATACGTATCGAAATGAACAGCACATAGGCCAATCGCCGTTTGGGTGTCATTATCTAAGGTCTTGCCACGCTTTTTGATAGACCTGATTTTGCCCATGATGGCCTTGTTTGATGTTGTTTGTTCAGCGTTTAGCATTTGCTTAATCCCTTGTTAAAATTGAAATGTGCACCAAAAATAGTGCGCTAAATATTTGAAATATCCCAAATACTTAGCGCACTATTCCAGATTGCAATGCTGAAATAGGCACGGCAAATCGACGCTGGAACCTCACTATCCAAAAATTAGATAGGTGTATCAGGTGCTTGGTTCTATTATCAATTTGACGCTGGTGTTTTCTGGCAATGCTTAACAGCATCCCATGGCATCCCATGCCTGAACTATTTGCGGGAATTTAAACCCATTACATAGTTTAATAATCCAGTTTTAGAGAGACAGGCGAGCTTGACAACTCGCTAGCCCTTTTGGGGCCGGTGTCTCTATCTCTATCTTGTTTTGGAATGTCTTGCTGTAGGTTTCCGGTGCCGTGAAAGGTGACTACTAACCTTCGCCATAATCCTGACCGCTATCCCTCCTGCCGTGTTCTGTTTAACGACTAGTGAACAGCCCGACAAAACAAAACGCAATAGAGTGCGCTGAGTGCGCTAACAGGATACAATCCTGAATGCCCGGTTTATTTCAACGCATGAATGTGGTGGTAATAGCGACGGCCTATCCCGTCAAAATCCCGTACCACAAAGGCTATCTCCTGCGCCGGTACACTAGGTGATCAAGATCGATAAGCCCAAAGGCATCGATCCGCTTAGATACTGCCATTCGTAAAGTATTCTGGGGAATACCACCAGTTGGCTCGATGCCCCGCACCCATTTTGTCTGGGTCGTATCGAAAGAGCATGTAAGAGTGTCGCATACATGGATTGGGAATTATACCGCTAATCGTGAAACATTATTGCGTTGTTTGCACTATTTTGGACATAAAGTTCCATACATGGTGGATCGTCCCATGCCTCGTCATTGTTAGCCAGTACTAATCAAATCAGCCAAGGCTATAAATGTTGCAAAGTGTTATAAAACTTAGCCTTGGCTAACATTGTTAGACTTGGCAAAGCCCTAGCAGCGACAAGGTGGACGATAAACAATGGATAACTAAACAATTGACTACAAAACAATTGGGCAATCAACAATTGGGGACTCAATAGTTCCGATATGGTACTGTTGGGCAATCACCAATGTAGGGGGCGGGGAAAAAATTTGGCCTCGCCCATATATATATAAAACAGCACTGCCAAATATTTTTAAAAAATTACGGACTTATCTTCAAAAACCAATCGACGGCTATAAAGTTACTTTAAAGTTACTTCAATATATTTTATTTATATTTATTTTATTTTAATAGTTGCATTGGAGAACTTTATAGTGTATAATAGTACTATGGAATTACTAGAAAGTACTAATGAGTACCTACAACCCTTTATAAACTTAAAAGGATTGTTAGATAATAAAGTAGATCAAGAATCCAGAGATGATTTTCTTACATTTGTAAGAAGAATAGCTCCTATGCTTGTCTCCGATTGGAGAATGGGTAGACATATTGAAGTTATATCAGATAAATTAAAGGAATTAGAGGCTGGTGAAGTAAAACGGCTGATGGTATTTCTTCCACCACGGTCTTCCAAGTCTGTTATCTGCTCTAAACTCTTTCCTGCTTGGTATATTGGCAGGAATCCTACACATGAAATACTGACTGTATCCCATAGTGACCAGTTATCCAGTGATTTTGGCAGGTCTGTAAGAGATATAGTCAATACTGAAGAGTTTTCCAAGATATTTAAAGGAGTCTCTCTCAGAAGCGATGTCAGGGCTGCTGGTAAATGGAAGACAAACCAGAATGGTACGTACTATGCTGCTGGTGTCAGGTCTCAGATAGCTGGACGGGGTGCTCATATAGCTATACTGGATGATGTTATGTCTGAAGACGATGCCATCAGCGCATCAGGCAGGAGATATATCAAGGAATGGTATCCAGCAGGGCTTAGAACCCGCATAATGCCCAATGGGGCCATCGTGGTAATCAACACACGCTACCATTATGATGATCTCTGTGGCTGGTTGCTGAAACAACAGGAGAATATGGGAGAGTTTGAAACAATCCCATGGGAAGTAATTAGAATACCTGCATGGGTGGACGAAGAAGCAGCGCAATTGCTTGACTTACCTGTAGGCTCTAGTTACTTTCCCGAATGGAAGAGCGATGAAGTCCTGAGAATGGACGAGAACGAGATCAAGGCCAGTAATGGCAGCAGATACTGGAACGCACTGTATATGCAAGACCCCACACCGGAAGAAGGTGGGATTATAAAGAAGAAATGGCTACAACACTGGGAAGATGAGGAACCACCCACCTGTGATTTTATAATACAGACATATGATACTGCTTTTTCCACACGAACCACGGCTGATTACAGTGTAATACAGACATGGGGTATATTCTCCATGTTTAATCAGGATGGTAATGGTATAGAGGACTTTACACCCAACCTGATCCTGTTGGGAAACATAAGAGGCAGGTTTGAATACCCCGAACTAAGGAAACTTGCACAGAAGCTGTATAGTGAACACAGACCAGACGTGTGCATGATTGAGAAGAAGGCCAGTGGACAGTCCTTGATACAGGATATGCGTAGAGGTGGTCTCCCTGTCATGGAATATACACCAGATAGAGATAAGGTATCCAGAGTATATGCGGCTTCTCCGATCATTGAAGCTGGTAGAATGTGGATACCCAATAATAAGAAGTGGTCTGATGAACTCATAGAAGAATTACTAAGGTTCCCCAATGCGGCCCACGATGACCAAGTGGATGCCATGACAATGGCCATACATTACATGAAGGAGTCTTGGCACCTCACACATCCAGACGATCCAGAGTATGATAATGAAGTAAGAGAGAAGAAAAAGACTTATTGGACATTCTAAATAAATAAATTAGGTATTCTATTTGCATTAAAGCAAAAAGTATGGTATAATAGTACATAGCAAAATTATGGATAGTATATGATTACAGTTTAAGGGGGAGCAGTCATGGAATGGTTGATTCAAACACTGGGTGCAAAGATTTGTTGTATTTTATCGAGTGGCGTAGGTGGTGCTACAAATGTATTGACAAAGAAGAATTTTGACCGGACTGCTTTAAAGGATATCCTTATAGCAATTATCGTAGGGTGGATAGCTGCAGAATGGTTTATCCCGCCCATAATGAAACATTGGTCCTTGGATATGACATGGGGACCGGCCATGGCATTTATGATTGGATACTGTGGTATTAGATTACTGCCAAAGGTAGAAGAGATTGTTACAGCAAGGTTATCAAAGTGATTTAGAAAAGGTATTATTTATATTATCATTGTCTGACAAGCATGAGACTTGGACTATAAAAGATATACAGAGATTGGTTATACCACCACTAAAGTTAAACCAATACAGAATATATGCAGATAAAGAAGTTCCACTCTGTTATGCAAGTTGGGCAATGTTACCAGAAGAAGCTGAAGAAGGTTATAAAAACAAGACAAGAAAGATTCAACCAGAAGATTGGAATAGTGGAGATAACCTTTGGTTGATAGATGTGATATGTCCTTTTGGTGGTACACGTATTGCAATTAAAAGATTGGATAATCTAAGAAAAGAATTAGGATTACCAGATAAAGTTAATTTTCATAGAAGTAAACGGTCGGGGAGCAATAGAATAAACAATGTTAAACGAATATAAAAAACCAATGTGGAACGATGGTTTTGCCAAGGATATGCCGTGGCTAAACTACTTTAATGAATATGAACGCACTCATTGCTGCTTTGATGGTGATGGTAATGATGGTACTAATGGCGGTGAATTATCAGATAAAGATTTTGAAGACTATGAGGGTATAGGTGGCAAAGGTTCTCATGCAGCAGCAGAAGCAGAGGCAGCAGCGGCAGCAGCAGCGGCAGCAGCAGATCAAGCGGCTACAGATCAACAATCTCGAACGGATACCGGAGAAGGGGGCCGTTCAGCTTCAGAACATGCAGCAGCCGTAGCAGAAGCAGAGGGTAGATCAGTATCTGGGATTGAAGACTATGAGGCTTTAGGTTTATTAGATGAGGAAGATCTAGATGCCCTCGGATATGAAGAGGCTGTTGACAGGCAAGAAAAGGCAGAAGCTAAAGGAGAGGTTGCAGAATTTCAAGCAGACTTGGATCAAAAAGGATTAGATGTTAATGTCTCAATGGGTCCAGATGGTACATGGAGTTATGAAGGACCAGATGCTTGGAAAGCTTTTGGGGGAGAGCTAAGTAAAGGAATTGGTGATATTGTAGGTAATATTGGTTACGGGATAGGGGGCTTGGCGACTGCGGCTATGAATCTCAGCCCCTTCGGCCTAGCTAGGAATCTAGCTGGTTACCATACACCCGCCCTCCACCCGGATTTCGATATAGGCCCCGGTATAGAGGCTTCTTTAAAAGGTATAGCCGGTGATTTCAGCACTGCACTGGGTGGTACTCCTCAATCAACACTTGGTCGTGTAGAAGGTTATGAAGATCGAACACAAAGTGCAAGAGGGAGAGATGATGCTAGTCTTGGAGCCGCATTAGGTGGATTAAACAGTCTAGCTGCATTGAGTCTGGCCGATCAAAAGGAAATGGCTTGGGCAGAGGAAGTAGCAAAGCAAAGAGAAGAAGAGGACCGAAATCGGCAAGAACGGGAGTGGGCAGAACATATAGATTGGAACAGAGGTATGACAACCGCTGCAACAGGCGGGCAAGTAGGAGAAGAAGAAGAAAAAACAAAATCAGCAATGGAACTGTACCTTGAAAAATTAGGACAGCCCAGCAAGTATACTGTTCCCACAGTTCCAATGGATACACCTTCCATGGCTCCTCCTCCTACTAGTTCAGACCCGTTTGAACTGGCTGAGTACAGAAAAGGATTGGCCCGTGAGACAATGGGAAATTATTTACCATTTGATGTAGGAGGTGCATCAGGTGCATTGAATACTTTTAATGAAGATTACTATGGTGGTGCCAGCAATGTTAGTCCATATAATATGGCACAGCTAGCGTCACTTCTAGGATTACCAAGAAACTCCAGTTCATATGAAGGTATTATTGGTATGCTTGGTGGAGTAAGAAACGAACCCCCGCCTCCCCCGCCAGAGCCACCTATAGTAGAGCCAGAGCCTCCTGTTACACCAGATGACCCATATGACGATGAAGGAGGTCCGGGGCCGGATGAGGAGCCAGACGCATGGGACTTTAAACATGGCGGTGGTATAGGTCGTGTACTGCGCCGTCAGGCTGGTGGAATGACCACACATGAAGGTCTACAAGGATTCGGTATGCAAAGCCCCAGACCATTTGGCATTACATCATTTGGTAGTGGCCTTAGATAATGGCAACAGAACGTAATCCCTTTGATATGATTCCTGAGACAGAGACCAATGTTATTGCAATGGTCCCTGAAGAACAATCCAATGTGTCTATTGAGATTGATCCTTCTGATGGTGGTGTCATTGTAGACTTCTCTTCAGAAGAAGAAGCCATAATGGAACCTTCAGAAGAAATCAGTGAATGGTATGGTGATCTTTGTGAGTGCCTAGATGAAGAAGTTCTACAGGGTATTTCTACTGATGTAATTGAGAACTTCAATGCAGATAAAGATAGCCGTGCTGAATGGGAGTCCATGTTTGAGAGAGGCTTTGATCTGCTTGGTCTAAAGCTGGAAGAAGGTTCAGAACCATTTCAGGGAGCCTGTACTGCTGTACATCCACTCTTAATTGAATCGGCTGTTAAGTTCCAATCAAAAGCTTCAGGTGAGTTGTTCCCCGCCACTGGTCCTGTCAAGGCTCAGATACTTGGTGCAGCTACACCAGAGAAAGAGATGCAGTCCAACAGAGTTCAGAACTTTATGAACTTTCAGCTAACAGAACAGATGCCTGAATACTTCGATGAATTTGAAAGGATGCTTTTTCATCTCCCATTGATAGGTTCAGCCTTTAAGAAGATTTACTATAGTTCAACATTGAAGCGGCCCGTATCAGAATTTATACCGATAGATCAGTTCTATGTATCTTACTATGCAAGTGATCTCAGGAATGCAGATCGCTACACACATGTAATACGAAAAAGCCCGGTGGATATAAAACTGGATATGATGGCTGGTGTCTATAAAGATATTACTCTGCCATCACCATCTCAGCTTTCGTCTTCGGGGTTTGCCACCAAGATAGATAATATTCTAGGTATTAGTCCATCATATGATAATGATCCACAGTATATATTACTGGAACAGCATTGTTATCTTGATATTGAAGAAGAGGGTGTACCATGCCCTTATATTGTGACTGTAGAAGAACAGTCAAGAGAAGTTTTAAGTATTCGTAGAAACTATAAGCAAGATGATTCAAACAAAGAGAAACGAAGTCACTTCGTTCATTACAGGTTTGTACCGGGCTTTGGCTTCTACGGATTGGGCCTTATCCATTTCCTTGGTAATCTCACCATGTCGGCAACTGCTGCGATGCGCTCCCTGATTGACGCAGGACAGTTCGCCAATTTACCCGGAGGATTTAAGGCCAAAGGAGTGCGGATGGTTGGAGACAACGATCCTATCGCCCCCGGCGAGTTCAAGGAGGTCGAAGCAACTGGCATTGATTTGTCTAGGGCAATTGTTCCCCTGCCCTATAAAGAGCCTTCCCAAACGCTCTTCCAGATGCTTGGGTTCGTAACTGCTGCTGGTCAGAAGTTTGCGGATAGCACTGAGCAAGTTATCTCTGATGCTGCCTCCTATGGACCCGTGGGTACAACAATGGCATTGCTTGAGGCTTCCAGTAAGTTCTTCTCTGCAATCCATAAAAGATTACACAAGTCACAGAAGGATGAATTTAGAATCCTAGCACAGATAGATTATGATTATCTACCAGAAGAATATCCATACGAAGTACCATTTGAAGATCGTAGTATCTTTAAGTCTGACTTTGATGGGCGTGTAGATATTGTTCCTGTCTCTGATCCTAATATTCCCAGCAACGCACATCGTATGATGCTTGCCAATATGGCATTGCAGATGGCACAGCAATCCCCACCGGGAATGTTTAACATTGAAGAACTGAATAGAACAATTCTCAGGGCTGCTAATATGCCTAACCTAGAACAGATACTGCCACCAAAGATCGAGCCACAACCGCTTGATCCTGTATCTGATATCATGGCTGTTACAAAGGGTCTGCCCATTGCAGCTTTCCCAAGCCAGAACCATGATGCCCACATACAGGTTAAGATGATGTATCTACAAGACCCTGCCAATGGTGCCAATCCTGTTATGCAAAGGATTAAACCTGTACTTGAATCTAATATACAGGAACATTCTGTATTGAAGTATCAGGAGCAGATGTCTGGCGTTACATCTCAAGTACTACAACAGGTTCCGCCAGAGCAACAGGATCAGTCTTCTATTGTTGAAATGGCAATGGCACAGGCTGCACAACAGGTTATGCAAGCCAATCAACAGCCACCACCGCCTTCACCGGAGCAGCAACTTGTTATGCTTGAGCAGGAGAAGGTTAAACTACAGCAGCAGAAGCTACAGTCTGATACAATGGTCGATGCTGCCGAGCTTGAACTTAAAACAAAAGAACTTGAGCTTAAAGAAAATGAACAGATACTTAGTATGATTGAAGCCGGTGCCACTGATAACTTTAAACGTGAGAAGGCTGAAGCAGATAGAGAATCGAAAAAAGAGTTGACAGCACTGAATAATCTTGGTAAACTTAAAGTCGAAGAATTAAAAGATGATAAAGACGTAGAAAGTACTAAACTGAATACACTGTCACGCATGGCAATCGAAGAAATGAAAAAAGGAGAAGACTAATGATGAAGAAGGGTAAGGGTTATCCAGAACATGAGAAGGATACTTCCAAAGGTTTTGGTAATCCATTTAAACAAGATGTTTGGGGTCCACGTAATATGCGTAGTTCCCTTAATGAATGGGATAAGGATTCTTATGAGATGCCTAGTCCAAAGAAAAGCACTAGGAAAGCCTCACTGTAATCCCAATGGAAATTTGGGATGAGGTTGTTCAAGAGTTTAACAATGAAATCGAAAGATTAAAAGCATCACTGGGTGATGGTCTTGCTGAAGACTTTCCTCATTATAGACAACTTGTAGGTTCTATACAGGGTTTAGATTGGGCAAGGTCGAATTTAACAGAAATTATTAAAAGAAGGATGTATAACGAGGATTAAATGAGACAGGTACAAATGGGTAATGCAATAAAAAACGATGAATGGATTGACATTGAAGATGAAGTAAGTGATCCCACAACTCTTCCAGAGATGCCGGGATTTCATGTTCTGGTAAGACCAGCATCGGTAAAGAATAAAACAAAGGGTGGTATCTTTATTCCTGATTCCACCAAGGATGATATGAGTTATCTTACAACTGTAGGCAGGGTAATTGCATTGGGTGATCTGGCCTATAAAGATTTAGAAAAGTTTCCCAATGGAGATTGGTGTGGTGTAGGAGATTATGTATGTTATGGTAAACATGCAGGAACTAAACTATATTATCAGAATGTTAAGCTATTACTTTTATTTGATGATCAGGTAATTATGAGGGTCAGAGACCCAAAAGACCTTGATCCTACATTTAATTTGTCAAAACACTAATATTAATTTGCATTAAAGCAAAAAGTATGGTATAATAGTATAACAACTAATTACGTAAGGCGTTTGTCTCGTAAACAACGGAGAGCAGTATGGTAGAAAAAGATAGTTGGGAAACTGTAGAAGTCCCCGGTAAAGAAGTAGAATATGAAATTGAAGAGCCTGTAGTTGAACAAGCGGCTAAAGCAGAACCAGAAGTTAAAGAAAATGAAATCGAGAACGAAGAGCCTAAAGAGCTTGAGGGAATTGAAACGGATGGTGCGTCAAAAAGAATTAGGCAGCTTGTTAAACAAAGGAAAGAAAAAGAAAATCAAGTAGAAGCTCTACTTAGACAGAATCAAGAATTAAATAACAGGCTACAAAGTAAAAGTAATGAAGTAACCAATATAAGTAGGCATACCCTCGATCTTTCAGAAAAACAACTGACAGATAAGATTCAACTGGCAAGAGAAGTTTATCTGGAAGCGTTTGAGGAAGGAGAAAAAGAGAAACTCCTGAATGCTCAAGAAATGTTGAATGAAGCACAGAGTGATTTAAAACAGGTTACCAATGCCAAAGCACATTATGCAACTCAGGCTCAACAGCCTGTTGCTCAACCAGCAGCACGCCAACCGGTAGCACAGCCAGAGGCTGATCCCAAAGCAGAAGAATGGGTATCAAATAATGAGTGGTTTGGCAAAGATAATATAATGACTGCCGCTGCGCTTGCTATAGATGCGGAATTAAAGAATGAAGGTTATGATCCAAACGATAATGAATTTTATCAAGAAATTAATAACAGGATTAAAAACACTTTTCCACAAAAGTTTGGGGAAGTGCAGGAACGTGTGCAGGAAAATACGTCAACACCTGCTCAAGTGGTATCGGGGGGTTCTCGCTCTTCTCCGAGTTCTAGGAAGAAAATTAAGCTTTCGCAAGAAGATTTAAGGCTTGCTGAAAAATGGAATATACCTCTTGAAACGTATGCCGCCCAGAAGCTTAAAGTTGTACAGGCTGATGGCGAGTATACAAATATTAAATAGTAGCGTGGGAGAATAAAATGGATACAACACGAAATGAAACACGTAGTGATAATCTGAGAGAACAGAATTTAAGAGAAGAAGAATGGACCTTTGAGGAACCCGATGCCCTCGCCATACCAGATGTGGTACAAGCACGTTATGATAATGAAGGCATGGCCCTTCGTTGGATACGTATATCGTTAAAAGGTCAAGATGACATCACCAATGTTGGTAAGAAAACAATGGCGGGATGGGTCTTCGTAACTCCTGAAGAAGTTCCTGAAATGGCTGTCACATCCTTCGTAAGGGATGAAGGCCGATACCTTGGTACAGTCTGTCGTGGAGACTTGGCTCTGGCTAAAATGCCAGCAGGTAAGGTAAAGGCTCGGAGGAAGCATTATGAGAACAAAGCAAATGATATGATGGATGCAGTCAATGCCCAGCTTATGAAAAACTCTGACTCTCGTATGCCTATCTCCAATACAAGTAAATCAGTAACAACCAGAGGAAGGCGACCTTCTTTTCAGAACTAGTCTTCTTCATAACTAAGGAGATGAAACAATGTCTACTACAAAAGCATTTCGTGGTTTCATTCCTGCTCGCAAAAAGGGTGGTGGCTATAATAACGAAGCCATGACTGATATGATTACGTTGACTTCAACGGGTCAGGCCCAGTCACCCACTAATAACATTTTCACAGGCGATCCGGTAGTTCTTCCGGGTGCAAACTTTGCAACAATTTCGCCTTACATTGCGACTACTCTTAAATCCTCCGGGGTTTTCATGGGTTGCCAATATGTAGAAAATGGTGAGCAGAAGTTCTCCCGCTATTGGAATGGTGGAACGAGTGCCACGGATATTAAATTCTTTGTAATAACTGATCCAGATCAGACTTATTACATTCAAGCCTCTTTGTCGCTTTCGGCGGCTGAGTTGGCAATTGTCAAAAACTATAACGTAACTGTTAGTTCTACAGCTTCGTCAGGTAGTACTGTAACTGGTCAGTCCAGTTATTATCTTGATGGTGCTTCTGGAACTGAAGCTACAGCGGCTGTACGAGTTGTTGGTAAAGCTAAGTATCCTGATGAAAAGGATTCCGATGCCTATCCAATTGTCGAGTGTTGGATTAACCAACATCGTGACCGCTATGTAACAGCTACGGCATCAACAGCAACGGCTTAATAGGGAGGATTTATTATGGCTATTAATAGAGCTAGTATTAGCAAAGAACTCCTTCCCGGCCTAAATGCTGTATTCGGAATGGAGTATGGAGAGGTAAATAATGAACATGAGCCTCTCTTTGAAATAGAAAACTCAGACCGTGCCTTTGAAGAGGAAGTTCTTTTCACTGGGTTCGGTACTGCACCCACTAAGGGTGAAGGTGCTGCTGTTTCTTATGATGACGCACAGGAAAGCTACACGGCCCGTTATACGGCTGAGACCGTAGCTCTTGCCTTTGCTGTTACCGAAGAAGCAATGGAAGATAATCTGTATGACACGTTTGCGAAACTTCGTGCGAAAGGTCTTGCACGGGCGATGGCAAATACGAAGCAGGTTAAAGCGGCTAACATTTTCAATAATGGTTTCTCTGATACCATTGGCGATGGTGCGGCCTTCTTCTCTGCAGCGCATCCAACGATTTCTGATGGTAATCAGTCCAACCTTTTGGCTGCGTCTGACCTTTCAGAAGCGACTCTTGAAACTGCACTAACTACCGCTCAGAAGATCAAAGATGATCGTGGTATTCTGATTGGTGCTTCTGTAGTTTCTTTGCATATCCCCGTTGACTCTTGGGCAGTTGCTGATAAGATTCTCAGCAGCCCCGGTAACACCGGAACGAGTGCAGCAGCGGCTAACCCCAATACGAATGCTATCAATGCTATTCGTAATATGGGCATGGTCCCTGAAGGCTACTTTATTAACCGTCGCCTCACTGATACTGATGCGTGGTTTATGAAGACTGATGTGCCGAATGGAACAAAGATGTTTGTTCGTTCTCCGCTTCAGACCAAGATGGAGCCTGATTTTGATACTGGAAACCTTCGTTTCAAAGCCCGTGAGCGTTATAGCTTCGGTGTCTCTGATTGGCGTGGGTTCTTCGGTTCCGCTGGAGGCTAAAACAGTAGAGAGGGGTAGTGTAATGCTACCTCTCTCATACTTATAAGGGAGTTATTATGACAACAAATATTAAAGTCGGGATTGCAACAGCAGACGCAGTTCTTACATATGTAGAAGATGATACGACTGTAGGTAGTAATGGTACAGGTGACAGCCCTACTCCGTCAACCACCCGTATCTTGGCTATACATGCATTGGCTACCGCTGCCGGTTCTTATTCAATTAAGGGTCAAAGGCAGATTACCAATAAAACAGCAGAAGGTACTGCAATTAAATTTCAAGTAGCTGCCAATGAAGCAACTGACATTTACATGGGGGAACTTGGTGTTCCTGTCTATGGTGTTGTCAGCGTATCTGGTCCTACTGATGGGTGTGTCTTGACAGCATTTGTGGGCTAATTATGGCTACGTATTCTGATTTAAAAACAGCCATCATTAATACCACTGAGAATGACGGCACTGAGTTTACTGCTGAAATACCTAATTTCATTAGCAGATCAGAGCTACGTCTAACCAAGGATATTGATGACTCAGGCTTGGATGAGTATTCAGCTATTACGCTTACAGGCGGTAATGCAGTTGTATCTCTGGGAGATAGGGTACGTATAGTACGTAATGTACACTTTACCACAAGTGCTTCCAGCATTAAAACTAATCTATTACAAAGAACAATTGAATATTGTAACGACTACTGGCCCGTGAGTTCTTCTACGGGTGTACCACGTTACTATGCACGTAAGAATAATACTTCTATATTTATCGTGCCAACTCCTACGTCTACATTGACAGGAGAAATACAAACAGTTTCACAACCACTAGCATTAGCTTCTGCCACAGGTACAAGTGTTACGACACAGAATTATTTTAGTAATTACTGTTATGATGCTTTATTCTATGCTGCAATGATGGAAGCTACAATGTACATGAAGGATTGGAATACACTTACTGCATGGCAGTCACAATATCAAGCAGCAGTCACCACACTTAGAAACCAAGCTAGAAGGACACGTCAGGATGACATGGCAGTTGCTGCATCACCTGCCGGTGGTCCTGATACATTACAACAGGGGACACCATAATGCCATCTTCAAGACGTAAAAAGATATCAATTCCTACTACTAAAAAGGGAAGACCCTTAGATTTAAAAAAATATAAGTATCCTACTGAATGGCTTCAAGATGTTGAGAAAGAAAGAAAAGGTATTCCAACAAGAGGTAGATTGCCTAAATTAGAACGTAGTTTGGTTACAAAAAATCCTATGCCACCGGGTGCTAGTGGTCGTTCTATGCCTCCTATGCCTCCTATGCCTCCTATGCCACCGGGTGCTAGTGGTCGTTCTATGCCTCCTATAGACGAAACATTTAAAAGTTTAGAGAGACTTCGTAAATTAGAAGAAAAGAAATTGGCACCTAAACGAAAAAAAAGAAAACCTTTTGAGCCATTTGTAGAAATGGAAGCAAAAGGCGGTGGTAAAGTAAAGGGCTACAAAAAAGGTGGGGCTATTACTTATCGCATGACAGGTGGACAGGTAGTCGATAATAGTTATGACTAATAGGTCTAGTATTAAACAACAGATTATGAAGTCACCCAAGAAACGTAAACCAAAGCTAGGAAGTGGAGCTAGATTTAAAGCTCTAGCTACTAAATTAAAAAAAGGTGGGGCAAAAAATTCTAAAGCTCTTGCTGCATATATAGGCCGTAAGAAGTACGGCAAAAAGAAAATGGCTAAGATGGCCGCTAAAGGTAAAAAGAGGAGAGCGTAATGGATAAGAAAATCGTAGTGGATAAGAAAGTAGAAGCAGAAACAGTAGCTGTTGTAGAGCAGCCTATTAAACAACCAGAGTTTAATCCTGATCATGTCCAGATTATTGGAATATCATGTTTTATTGGTGCCGTTATTATTCTGGGTGGTATTTTTGCTTATAATAAGTATAGGAAGGGGAAGTAAAATGTCAGGACCACATACACTAATAGATCGTAGCATCCCACTAAATAAAATAGTAGGAAAGCCTACTGGACAAGGGTTTGGTGCTGCACGTAAAGGACCATCTGTAACAGGTAAGCCTCAAGATGTTGTAGTCAACGAAGACTATGAACAGGGTAAGAGTTTTAAAGTGGAGGGTTAGTTATGCTTAGACCTCCTAAACCTAAATCTCAAAGGCGTCCTTTTGATTGGAGAAAAAAGAAAATATTAAAAGGAGCAAGAAATCAAGCACCATTAAAAGTGAAGGATGCAGGTAAAACTCGTACAGCTTCTCCTCTTAAGTTTCCAGCTAAATCAAAAGGTGATTCTTTAGCAGAATCTATAGCTAGCATAGCAGGTGCATTTGGAAAGAAAAAAAAGATTCCCGGTCTTGATAATAAAATGTTTAGGAGTGGAACTGGAGAGTGGGTAGGTACTGAAGAAGCTTATGCAAGAGATGTTCCTGATTACATTGACGGGGATGCTTGGATGAAAAGTGGTGGTAGTATTAAAAAGAAAATAAAGAAAAAGAAATCTAAAGCAAAGAAACGTAGTGCTCTTCGTGGATATGGTGCAGCACTCAGAGGATTTTAATGGTTGATGCAGACTATCAACAAGATAAAACTTTTAAAGAAGAGGACTAGTTATGGCTGAAAAACTTACACGATTACAAAAAATGAAAGCAAAAAATCCTAAAAGATTTGCAGAGTATATGGCTCTCAAAAAAAGAACAGGTCGTACCTCAAGAGATGCCGCTAGAAAAACTGTAGATAAAACTGTTAAAGGTACTCCAGCAGAAAAAGCAGCAATAGCTAAAGGTGAAAAAGCTGCTACTAAAGCTCGAAAAGAGGGTAAGTCGGAAAGCGCAGCAAAAAAGCTTGGTAAAAAAATTGCCATGAATCAGATGAAAACTGATAGAAGTAAAACCAATGTTGAAGCAGCTTGGGCAGCAGCCAGTGCTATTCCTGTAGGAGGTCTAATAGTTAGAGGTGCTAGGGCTGCAAAAGCAGCAGCAGAAGGTATCAAAAAATTAACTGGCGCAACGGTAAAGAAAAAAGTAGCAAAAAAAGCTGCTGATGCAGCAAAGAAAACTGCTGATGCAGCACAGAAGAAAGCAACAGAAGCAAAATGGACAGCCAAAAAAGGGAAACAAGTATATACACCACCATCACAAGCAGTAGCAAAAAAAACAGCATCGAATGTTAAAAGACAAATTACAAAAGCTAAAAACTTAGCATCAAAATCTCGTACAGCTTCTCGTACTGCTACTAAACAACAAAAAGCTGTAACGGCTGCTAATGTAGCTGGTAGAAAACCTTTGAGTACTGCAGATAAATTAAGAATAGGCGCTACAGGAGGAATTGCAGCAATTAATATTGCAAGGCAAAATGCAGAGAAACCTAAAAAAGTTCCGGCTAAACCTAAAGAAGCTTTACCTCTTCCAGCTAAACCTAAAGCAGCTTTACCTCTTCCAGCTAAACCTAAAGCAGCTTTACCTCTTCCAGCTAAACCTAAACCGAGTCCTATTAAAAGTACTCCACCTGTTGCATCACCACCAAAATCCACTATTAAACTACCTAAAAAATCCATATCTTCTGCTGTAGCACCAGTAACTAAAGGAGATGAGGAAAGAGTTGGTTCTTCTAGTCCCGGTAAAACTATAACAAGTAATCCAAGGGGTGAAGGGTCTAGTACTGGATTAGATTTAGAAACAATATTAGAAAGAATTGAAGAGAGGGAATATCCAATGGACCCAGACGATCCCGCCGCATTTGATCTTGATAATCTTAAAGCAGATTTAAAAGAACTTAGGGGACATAAACATGGTGGTAAAGTAAAAAGAAATATGGGTGGCTCTGTTCGTGGAGCAGGTGCGGCTAAACGGGGTTTTGGTAGAGCCACATATTCAGATAAATTGTATTAATGGTTGATGCAGAGTTCTTAAAACGATATCAAGAGTCTGTAGATAGAGGCGAAGATGATTATAGTTTAATAGATGAAAGTCTTATTAAACCTCTTAAAAAAGATTATACATGTTGGGATGACTATTGGAAATCACTTGTGAACTATTTAAAAGAAACACATAAATATACATATGGTAGCAAAGCTAAAAGAGTAATGTGAAAATGCCAAAAAAGATAACATCTAAATTGAAGAAACATGCTAAACATCATACCAAGAAACATATTTCTAGCATGACGGCTACAATGAAAAAGGGGAGCAGTTTTGCATCAGCCCATAAAAAGGCAATGAAGAAAGTAGGACGTTAATGACTATAGAGAACACATGTAGTAATTGTAATTGTGATTGTCATTGTGATAAAGAGGAATGTGAATGTTCTTGTAAAAACTGTGAATGTGATGAAGAATAATGGCAGTATCAGGTACATATAATTTTAATCTTGATATAGATCAAGTCATACAAGAAGCAATGGAGATGATCGGGGGCGAAGAAACTCTTGGTCACGAACCTGCTTCTGCTCGGCGTTCAATAAACCTTATGCTAAAGGACTGGCAGAACAGGGGTGTTCTTCTGTGGACTACAGAGACTACTGCTGTTACTGTTGTTGCAAGTACAACAACCTATGATCTCAGTAGCTCCACTGTAGATGCTCTTGAGGTTGTACTCAATAGAGACAGCACAGACATACAACTAGATCGTATCTCACCTGAAGAATATTTAATAATTCCTAACAAGACACAGACAGGCAGACCCTCTCAGTATTCTATACGTAGGGGAAGGGATAACCCTGTTCTTTCGGTATGGCCCATACCAGAGAACTCTACTGACATAATGAAGATTGAACGTATTAGTGAACTACAGGATGTGGATAAATCTGCTGGACAGAATGCAGACATGCCAACACGCTTTCTGCCACCACTAACTTGTGGTTTGGCATACTACATGTCAATGAAACGTCCCGGTGTAGAGGCTGGTAGAATACAAATGTTAAAAGGTAACTATGAGGAATTATTGGCTAGGGCTTTCCAAGAAGATAGGGAAAGAGCAACCATGAAGGTTGTACCTAAACTAAGGTATGTGTAATGGCAAGTAATAAAAATGCATTAGCCATGTGTGATACATGTGGTTTTGTATATCCTCACAGAATAATGCGTTTTAATAGTTATGGGATGCTGGTATGTCCTACAGACTTTGAGGGGCAGTTTGATTTAAAGAATCATCCACAAAATAAAATACCTGATGTGCGAGATAACCCTGCGATACGTGATCCACGACCAGATAATGGTGGTAGGAACCTAACATGGGGACAGGCCACAACTAATTGGGAAGACACAGACAAGTATTGGAACCTAATATGACAGAACTAACCGGAAAAACAATTGCTAATACTTATAAACAACTCCTAAGAGTTGGTGTAAGTACTAATACTGGCGTCAGTGCTGGTCTTACGACTATTGAAACTGGAGATGGAACTGATAGTTCTTTCCAGCTTGCTACTGGCTCTGCTAAGTTTACAGGCTCATTAGTTATAGATGGGGCTACCTCTATTGCTTCTAATTTACATGTAGATCAAAAAGTTTGTGCATCTGCATTCTATGGTGATGGTTCTAATCTAAGTGGTGTTACTGCAAGTCTTGCTACAAGTATCTGTGTCAGTAATGCCCTGATTAATAATATTCTTTTGGTTAATGGTGAAGCTACCTTTAATTCTAATGTTTCTGTATCAGGTGGTTTAAATGTAGGTGGTACAGTAACCATTGCTGGTGCTGTAAGTATGGCCTCTACTCTTAGTGTAGGCGGTGCTGCACATTTTGCATCTACTGTAACAGTAGTAGGTGCTGCTACATTTGATAATAATGTTTCAGTAAGTGGTGTTTTAAATGTTCTTGGTGCAGCTACATTTACTTCTCAGGCTAACTTTAAAGCTGGAGTATCAGTTTCTGGTGCTTTAAATGCCTCTGGTAATACTTCTGTTGGTGGAACATTCATGGCAACAGGCGCAGCTACATTTGATAATAATGTATCAATCAGTGGCGGCCTTGTTGTAGGAGGTACAGTAACAATATTAGGAGCCAATGTACAAGCTGCCAGTGCAAGGGTCTGTGCATCTGCTTACCATGGTGATGGATCAAATATAACTAATATTAGTGGACCTCAAATATCAGGTGATGTGTCTGTAAGTAATATAAAGGCTGCTGGTAATGTATCTATAGCGGGTACTCTTAATGTTACAGGCACTGTTACTATAGCAGGAACAAATATAAAAGCTGTTAATGCTGCGGTCTGTGCATCTTCATATTATGGTGATGGTTCTAACTTAACTAATATTGCTGCATCTATTGTTAATAATAGAGTTGCAGGTAACTTTGCTGTATCTGCTAATCTAAGTGTAGGTGGTACAAGTAATTTTGCAGGTGCGGTGAGTTTAGCATCTAGTCTTAGTGTAGTAGGTGCAGCTAACTTTGCATCTACAGTTACAGTAGTAGGGGCTGCTGCATTAAAAAGTACAGTAACAGTCGGAGGTGCTGCTAACTTTGGTAGTACTGTTACAGTTGTAGGGGCTACACATTTACAAAGCACTGCTTCAGTAGGAGGTGCTGCTACATTTGCATCTACTGTAACGGTAGTAGGGGCTACACATTTACAAAGCACTGCTTCAGTAGGAGGTGCTGCTACATTTGCATCTACAGTTACAGTTGTAGGGGCTACACATTTACAAAGCACTGCTTCAGTAGGAGGTGCTGCTACATTTGCATCTACAGTTACAGTTACTGGAAATGCAGTCTTTGTAGCTGACATACAAAAGAAAACAGCAGGTACATCTAACTTTGCTGCCGGTGTCAACGCCGGTAACTCAATAGAGTCAGGTGGTAACTACAACGTCGCCATTGGCGATGAAGCTGGTACAGCCATCACGACAGGGGATAATAATACTTTTGTGGGCTATGCGGCTGGGGATGCTGTTACGACAGCCGTTGATCTTGTAGCTATTGGTTATAATGCTTTGGGAGCTAATACTAGTGGTGTCCGTAACACTGCTATCGGTTCTAGTGCGTTGGCTACTGTTTCTACAAATGGTACGAACACAGCCGTTGGTTTTGAGTCTCTTAAACTTAATACCGGCTATAGTAATACAGCGGTTGGGGGCTATAGCTTAGATACGAATAGCTCTGGGAACTACAATACAGCAATGGGCGATAGCGCCCTGACCGCCAATACCACTGCGTCTAACAACACAGCCGTGGGTTCCAGTGCTCTGGCTGCTAACACTACCGGAGCGCAAAATACTGCCGTCGGTATGGAAGCTGGTGCGGCAATAACGACCGGAAGTTATAATGACTTCTTTGGCTTCCGGGCTGGTGATGTAACCACAACCGCAACTGGTAATGTTGGTATGGGCAGTAATACTTTGGGTGCCAATACCACCGGCGCTACTAATGCAGCGGTCGGCTACAGTGCTATGATAGCCAATACCACGGGATCTAACAATGTAGCTGTAGGTGCTTATGCCCTCGATGCCAATACCACCGGCGCTACTAATACAGCGGTCGGCGTACAGGCCTTGGGTGCAAATACCACGGCGAGTTACAACACAGCGGTTGGCTCTAGTGCTCTTGATGCAAATACCACAGCAAATGCCGGGACAGGAGTTGGACACAATGCTCTGGGTTCCAATACCACCGGAGCTTCTAATACAGCCGTTGGACAATCCTCTGCATTCAGTTCGACTACGGGTGGCTCCAACGTCGCTATAGGTGTCAATGCCTCATATTATAATGTTACGGGAAGCAACAATGTAGCTGTTGGGACTTCTGCGCTTACAGGAGCCTCTGGTCAATCTCACACTGGTAATACTGCTGTTGGCAGTGCTGCCATGAGTGTCAATACAACGGGAGGTAGTAACGTAGCGGTCGGTGCTTACGCACTAGATGCCAATACCACAGCATCTAATAATACAGGCGTGGGCTATGGTTCTCTTGGCCTCAATACCACCGGCACTGGTAATACAGCGGTCGGGAAGTCAGCCGGCACTGCTAATACAACCGGAGTGGCGTTAACGGTTGTTGGTATAAATGCGGGAGCGGCGCATACAACCGGCACTTTCAATACTTTCCTTGGTTATGAGTCTGGCATCACTTGTACAACGCCATCCTACTCTACAGGTCTTGGTGCTTATGCATTAAGGTATCTGCAAACGGGTAATTCCAATACAGCGGTGGGCTATAACGCCATGTCCGCTACTACGACGGGTGCTGGCAATGTTGCGATGGGCCATGATGCTCTTGTTGCTAATACTACCGGCGATTACAATCTAGCAATTGGCTATGCTGCTCTTGATGCAAATACCACAGCAGACAGTAATACGGCGTTGGGCTATGCTGCGCTGACTGCCAATACTACCGGAAGTGTTCTTACAGCGGTCGGCTCTAATACTCTGGGTGCTAATACTACCGGAGCAAGCAATACAGCCGTGGGGGCGAGTGCTATGATAGCCAATACCACTGGCGGTTCCAATGTTGCTGTCGGGGTTAATGCTCTTGATGCCAATACAACGGGCGATAACCATGTAGCGATTGGCCTTGATGCGCTCGGTAGTTGTACCACCGCCGATAGTAATACAGCGGTTGGCTATGCTGCCTTGTACGCCAACACCACCGGCGCTAGTAACGTAGCAGTGGGCTTTGCGGCCCTCGATGCCAACACCACGGCGTCTAATAATACAGCCCTTGGCTATGGTGCTTTGGGTGCCAATACTACCGGAAGCGTTCTTACAGCGGTCGGCTCTAATGCTCTTGCTGCCAATACCACCGGCACCAATAATGTGGGGATCGGCACAAATGCCGGAAACGCCATTACTACTGGCACATACAATGTATTTGTAGGCACAAACTCTGGCGTTGCCACTACTACCGCAAATTTCAATGTTGCTGTTGGGAACTTAGCTTTTGATGCTAATACTACCGGAAGTAATAACACTGCTCTGGGTATGTATGCATTATCTGCTAACACAACCGCTGCCGGTAATGTTGCTGTGGGCTACAATACTCTTGATGCCAACACCACGGGTGCTAGTAATGTAGCAGTCGGCAACAATGCTCTTGGTGCTAATGTTACTAGCCACAATAACACAGCGATGGGCAATTCGGCGTTGGCAGCTTGCACCGGCGCTAGTGCCACGGCTGTGGGTGCTGGCGCTCTTATTGCCAATACTACGGCGTCTAATAATACGGCCTTTGGCTATACTGCGTTAACCGCTGTCACCACCGGAGCCTCTAATATTGGGGTCGGCCATAGTGCTGGTGATGGAATCACTACTGGTGCGTACAACGTAATGATAGGACAGGGTACTGACCCTTCGGGCGCAACTGGAACACATCAAATTGTTATTGGAAGTTTAAATCAGGCAGGCAAAGGCGACAGCACAGGATTTATTGCACCTAGCACTGGTGCCGTATATCAAGGTAATAATTCAACCGCATGGACGGCAACATCTGATAGACGCATCAAGAAAGACATCAAGCCAAGTGAAAAGGGCCTCAAGGAAATTAATCAACTGGTTCCTTGCACATTCTTTTATAAGTCGAATGAAGAACTGAATGAGATTCCTGAGTTTGAGGGATGTCAAGAAAATCTCCCACAAGATGTCTTGACCACTAGTGCTATTGCTCAAGAGGTCAGGGAAGTTTTCCCAGAAGCCGTTACAGAGCGGAATGACTTTGGTATGCTTTCGGTAAACAATGACCCTATTACTTGGGCGATGGTAAACGCAATTAAAGAACTATCAACGCAAGTTGACGAACTAAAGTCCGAAATTAAAACTTTGAAAGGAAAGTAAAATGGATGAACAACTAACGGCAGAAGAAATTAATGGACACTTCTCTGCAATGGATGACAGCGTAGCATTGATTGATGCAACCGTTGCCGACGATACTGATGCATTGGCAATATATGGTAGTGCAGCAGAGGTGAACCTTATGATCAAACGTAATACAGATCATCTTGAACTCCAATTAGATAAAGATTGGGCCACAGAAGATAGTCGTGATAAGACATCATATACGAATGCTATCACTTCTGGTTTAAACTATATTAACGGATAGGAACAATGGAAACTGAAAATAACGTAGTAACAATTAATGGTCAGGAATATTCTGAAGATACTCTTGATGAGCGTCAGAAATATTTTATAAATCAGATACGTGATCTTCAACTAAAAGCAAATAATTTAAGATTCCAACTGGATCAAGTAGTTGTTGCTCAAGACAGGTTTACAGAAGAATTAGTTAAAACAGTAGAAGAAGAGTCAGAGGTTCTTCAAGTCGGTCTGAATTAAATGTTTTATTATATATCAGTTATAGCTTTTGTTATACTTTCTCCTATGAATCTACCTGTAGAGGAGAAGTCTGTGGTGGGTCCGTTTCCAGAAAAATTCCAGTGTGAAAGTTATAAAGCACAGGTAGCGGCTGTGGTTAATAGTGCATTTAATGCGGAAATAAAAACAGCAAAATGCATAGAACAAACAGCAAGCTAGAGAGTAGATAATGTCAGCCTTTCAAAGAAGTATTATGATGGGTATGGCTGGTGGTATTGATATTATTACATCATCTAATGCTGAGAATATTAATCTAAGAACATTGTTGGATGCAGCAGGTTTTAATAATGATACACCAACAAGGATTACTTACACATTAAATGCTAGTATTAATGTAACATCAGCCGCCTCTACAGGCACAGCCACTCCTGCGTGGCAAACAGGAACTATTGGAAGTATACATACTGTATCAATCTATATTAATGGTGCTATTAAAGGATATGGTGGTGCTGGTGGCGCAGGTGGTGTTGGCGTACACGGCGGTAGTGGTCAACCCGGCGCTGTGGGTGCTACTGGTGGTACTTCAATGTCATTTGCCTGTGATGCTACCTTGGTTGTTAATTCTGGAGGTTCAGTATTAGCAGGTGGCGGTGGTGGCGGCGGTGGCGGTGGGTCCGTTTGTGATAGTGATGGTGAGTACCTCGACGCCACTGGCGGCACTGGTGGTCTTGGTGCTGGTACAGCTTCTGCTGCAAGTGGTTCTTCGGGCGGTGAGGATGGATGTGCTGTGGCTGGCGATGGTGGTGCTGGTGGAGCGCACGGTGCGTCTGGAAGTGCTGGCTCTGATGCATCCGGGTCGGGTAGTAACGGCAGTGGAGGAGCCGGTGGTTCTACAGGATATGCAGTTGCAAAGAACTCTAATACAGTTACTACTACAAACAACGGTACAATTTCAGGTACACAAGGATAATTAAAATGATACGGATATTATTTCAGGAGACGCTAAATGGCAAGTACATATACAACTAATCTGAGGCTTACTAAACAAGCTGATGGAGAGAACCCTAATAGTTGGGGTCAGATTCTAAATGATGGTGTCATTAGTCTTGCTGATGAAGCTATAGCAGGATATACTACTATATCTATTGGTAGTGCTGCAACAGTAAACTTAACAGCCAATGATGGTGCTGATGATCAAGCACGATCTGCCTTTTTAGAAATTAAAGGATCAATAGGAACTGTAGCTACTTCAATATTCCTTGTTATCCCTAGTAAGACTAAATCATATTCTATATTAAATGGTGTAGCTGCCAATGCTTCCAGTAATGCAGTTATGATACGAGTGGCAGGTAATACTGGTGTTACTCTGGAAAGATCATCTACAGTTTTTCAGCATGTAGTTTGTGATGGAACAAGTGTTTATAATGTAGCTCCTACAAAGTTTAGTTCTTTAACTGTAGATGGTGATGCCATTATAGGAGGAAAGGCTTCTGTTGTTGGTAATTTAATAGTAACAGGAAACCAAAATTTTAATGGTGCTGGAACATTTAATAGCACACTGGCTGTTTCTGGTGCTCTTACTGTAACTGGCGCAGTAACTTTAGCGGGTGCTGCTAATTTTAAAAGTACTGTGACAGTAGAAGGCGCACAAGTTAATAAAAGTACTACACGTTTTGAAGCAGCCGTATCATTAGCTTCAGGCGCACCTGTACATCAGATAATTACATCTATTACAGATGCAGCAAGTGTTGTAATGAATATGGCAACCAATAATCAATTTTCTATAACTCTAGCTGGTAATAGAACATTAGCAACCCCCACGAACTTAACAATAGGGCAAACAGGACATATATATTTTAATCAAGATGGAACAGGAAGTCGCACTATGGGGTATAATGCTGTATTTAAGTTTCCGGGAGGCACCGATCCCACTTTATCTACAGCAGCAAATGCAGTTGATTTATTAGTATTCTCTGTAAGAGCCGCTGATAAAGTTGATGCAGTAATGGTAAACGATCTTAAATAGGTAAGTATTAATGACCACGCTATCTAAAATTAAATTAAAGCCCGGTCTTCATAGAGAGTCTACTCAATATGAAGAGGAGGGTAAGTGGTTTGATGGAAATCATGTACGCTTTCGTTCGGGTAAACCTGAGAACATGCGTGGATATGAGACCAAGGTAAGCACTGCATTTGATGGAAGTGCTAGAGATTTAATTACATATCGAAGTGATAATAATAAAAAGAGGGCTGTCTTTGGAACACCTGATAAATTGTATGCACATAACGG